CCTCTGGCTTCGGTTGATCTTTGTCACCAAGGACAAATCCAAACCCATTATCTCTCAAAAATGAACGAATTTCAGAAATAGGTCTAGACCAAGCGATGTGAGGTATAATACTCCCCCAACCATAAGCGCCAACCATTGATGGAACACCGATCAACTCATATTTATTTCGTTTCTTACTATAGGCCCAGAGCGAACCGCCACTATTCCCGAAAATGATAGGAGAACTAGATAGATATAAAGCTCGACCAGCTCGATCTTTACCACTAATACCGCTTAATAGTCCCTGAGTCGGATAGGGGGGATTACCCATACCACTACCGATTGCCCATACTGTCTGAAATAGGTATGGCCCACCGACATGTTCTGCCCAGAGTTGTGCGACATTTCTTATTACACGTTCTTTATCATCCAAACGCAGCAAAGCAAGATCGCCTTGTTTATCCCATGCAACAATACGTGCTACACGGCCTGTGGTTCCTACAGCTGTACTATAGTCGTTATAATCCCACAAACGAACATGTAGCGGCCTACGAGTTTCTCTTTTTACTGATTTTCCCAATTTAGGATCAAATTCTTCACTAATGCTGATAGCTTCTTCAACAACATGGTGATTGGTTATAACAAGTGTCCAAACACCCTCATCTTTCCAAGATTTGTGGCTTCTATTATTACTAAAAATAATAGTTCCAGAACCAGCACCTTTAGGTAAATCAATCATCACAGTGGGATAAAGCATTTCTGTAATTTTCTTTACAGGCGCTTCCGTTTCTGTTTTTAGACTTTCTGCCATAACGGGGCGAAAAGTTATACTAGCTGCAATCGCAACCAACACTAATAGTCGTTTTAACATTTATTTCTCCAATTTAAACCCTATATTGCGGCCCTTAGTAGGCAATTGTGGAGCGTCTGTAATATATATATCTCTTCCTACAGACAGGAAACAAGCTAAGTCATTGCCAACATACTCTAAAAGAGTAATAGTTTCTTTTTCTCTATTGATAAGCATAACCACTTGAAAATCTTGTGATAAAGATGTCCAAGCAGCAAAAGCTTTTTCTTCTGCTTTATTTATTCCAGTTTTAGCATTTTTAGTAGATGTACATAAAACAGGCTTCATCATTATTTGATATACTACATTTTCATTTGCTTTCTCTGTGATTGGCACTGATAATGTATTAGTATTAGTGGCCTGACAACCAATCAATAAGGAACATAATAAAAGAGTAATTGTTGTTTTCATTGTATTCTGTGACCTCTTTATACGTTCTTTTACATATATTTATATGAAATATATTATTAACTACCCCACACCTTAATTGCTTCTAACAGATGATTTAGATACGGGCCTTTTTCTTTTATAAATTCTTGTACTGTACCATCTTCTGTAACGACTAAAATTACTATTTGAGAGATATCGATGCCCGTTCTTTCTCCGAACATTTCTGCATAGGCAGAACCTTGAATATAATAATTTTCATTCCACTCATCGTTACGTTCTTTAGTTGAGGTTTTAAAATCTATTGCTGACAATACACCCCTATACTCCGCAATACAGTCAACTCTACCCGCTATTTTATATTTATCACTGTAAAGCCCCGCTTCTTGTGCATATATGTTATCTATATTACACAATGCTTGTTCTTTTAATTGTCCGAATAAGCAATAGGGCAGGAAATCTTTTTTATGTTTTATCCATGTGGGAACTTCCCATAGATTATTAAGGTAATCTTCACACATATGGTGAACTTTAGTCCCTCTAGCTGCTGCTTTTCCAGCAACATAGTTTGCAACCTGATCGCCAACTCTCTTGCGCCATTCATACAACCCTTCTTTTTTGCGAGAGGAAAGTACAGTCGTAATAGATGGATACTCTGCTCCTTCTGGAGTGATGTAAAATCTTTTCCTGTCTATTGTTTTGGTTTTTAATTCTGGTAATTTCACTGGTACATGATTAAATGTCATACGCTTCTCATTCTTGTCACTAATCGGTCTGCTCTGTTGGTAACTTGACGATACCAACGAGAATCGACCATTTCATTTGCGGCTGTATTCCAATCTCTAGTATCTACGCCACGTTTCATTCCTTTAAATTTATTCAATCTTGTATATCCCATATTGAACATCATATTCGCAATTATTAATTGAACTTCTTCTGGTAAATCATCAAAATCTGGATATAATTTTTCACAATCAGATATAACATTTTGTATATCCTTTTCAAATGCAGCAATAACTCTGGATTCGCTGATAGCTGTACCAACTTCACATTCAAACTCAGGATCACATGACCTAATAAGATGGCCAATACCAAAAGTGGGATTACCAAGATGATCTAGATAAATTTCAGAAATCATTCCTTCATCAATTTCTAGATCTTTTCGTAGTTGATCAACATTCATTATTCTATAACCAGGCCAAGTTTAGTTTTGTTAATCAAATAACTTCTAACAAAACCAGAACGTATAATATCCCCTATACTAAATTCTAAACAATTAAATTCTCCCATCTCTCCTAAGATTCTAAGAAAATCATGCAACCCATTTCTTTCGTGTGTTTTAACCAAATCAGACTGTCCGAAATCTCCACAAAAAATAATTTTTGAATCTTGGCCAACTCTTGTAATGATGGTATCGAGCTCGTGAAAACTTAAATTCTGACACTCATCTACTATAATGATTGCGTTATCAAACGTTATTCCTCTTAAAAAAGAAGTCGATATAAAGAACAAAGAACCTTGTTCCTTTAGCTCATAATACAATGAATTAAATTGTTGTTCATTTGGCATCTTGAACATAAATTTAACCATGTTTTGATATGGAACTTGATATAGTAATTCTTTAGCTTCACCAAGATCAGACTCGCCAGGTAAAAAACCTATGTCTCTAGTAGGCATAAGTGATCGTACTAATATTATTTTTTCCTGTGGTTTTTTCAGATTAAAAACATCTTGTAAAGCAAGATATAACGATATAAAGGTTTTACCTGTTCCAGCAGGACCAAACAAAAATTGATGTAGTCCTTTTTTCCAACTATCAAAAACCTGTTTTTGATTATCGCCGATTGGTTTTATTGCGACTAAATCAATATGATTAATTTTTTTATTTTCTTTAACTTTAGCTTTGGCCATTATATTTCCCTTTAAAGGGTGAGGGAGGCATTTCCGATTTGGAAAGGCCTTTCCAGCAAACACCTCCCTCTGGTACATAGGCGGAGGGACTTCCCAGCTTCCTACAATGCAGTGCATCGGTGCTGAAGTTTGTATTTCTCGCCTGTACCATTCTATTTATATTTATTTTGTGGAGTTCTTATTAGCAGACCAACCACTTCTTTCAACTTTTTTAGCATGTTTATCAATCGCGCTTCTGGTTTTTATCTCTTGATGAGACATAGTGCTACCACCAAATTTATCTGCAAGAGGAGAGTTTGGATGAGCTGCAGCAATACGTTGCATATTCTCTGTAAACCCCCCATCAACTTTAGGTCCAACACCCATTAAATGATCGCCAGCAATTGCTATAGGCTGAAGTACTTGTTTGACCTGTGGATTTTTTGATAAAAACTCATCCTTTTCTGACATGGAAAAAAACTCATCCCACTCTACTCCAGATTGCTCATTAAAAAATGTATATGTGGGCATTGTAAATCCGTTTATTTTTCATCAGAGGGGTTAAAATCAAAATTTAATTGTTTCATTTCCATTGCAAGATCGATTGTCTTTCTTTTTTGTAGTTTGTGAAGTTCATCTAAAAATGATTTTTGTTTAATATAAGATTTCTGTAATTGTTCTTGTAAATCTCGAATATTCTTTTTCAAAATATCTGTTTCTGACATGATAGGTTCATGAGTTTCTCGCATTTTTCTGATCATATAAGTTGTTCTATCCTCTCGCATATTACTTATCCCCCCCACAATATATATATCTCTCTGAAGTTTTTAGATTACTCGTTATAAACGGGTTGCACCCTGTCTATAGGCTAATCCCATCTGTAAAAAATATGATCACCAATACGTGCAGTTTTATATTTCACTGTTGCCCAAGCCGGGGTTACATAATGTGCATGATAAAATAATGCACCATCTGTTATATCTATAAAAGAATCCGTTTTTTTAAATGTTATTGTTTTTGAAAGTGTTAATAATTTTTCATAGAGTTTTTTGTTTTTAGGAATATCACTTTTACCATCACAATACCAAGAAAATTGACAACGATTCCGAATAGGATAATACGTACCATCCTTTTTCCAACTTTCTCTAATCGGAGCTTGTTTTATAACTTCACATATAGTATCAGGAAATCTCTTGTCTTTTACACGATTCAATACAACATAAGAAATAGCAAGCAGTTCGGCTGTTCCTTGTCCTCTTGCCTCATAATACATATTGAGGGCAAGACATGTAACAGAATCATCAATAACCTGTTGATGATTATCATCAACAGGTTCTGCTTGAGCGGGAATGAAAAAGAAAAATCCCGCAAGTATTAATTCACCAAAGAGGTTTATCATGCATCTTCTAACATATCCTCACGATTAGCAATTCCTTCGGATTCACACCACCGAATAAACAAACCTAACTGACGGCCATATGCTTCAATCTCCCAAGGATAATCCCAATAGGCTATTTCACTCATATCATACTTTTTCTTCATAAACCTAACCATATGAGAATTTGAATATTCATACATATCGCCCTTGACCCATTGTTTCATATGAACCATTTCATGAGCAAGGTTAATCAAAATATTCCGAATAGTGACACCACAATCCAATTCAATCGTGAACTCTCTGGGAGTTTTCCTTAAATCTTCCCAATCGTCCCAAATACAAGTACCTTCAGCATCATCTTTTTTCACCATACCTCGTTTTAGATTGATATTAATTTTGATGGTTTTTAGTAACCTCTTACCAACCAGTTTTTCTGCATAATACTGTGCAGCACTTTCGATCAATTTTCGATAGTCTTTGTTTGAGCCTTTAATATTCAGAATCATCTTAATAACTGCCCGGGGCCTCGCAAATATAGAGGGCCCGTCCAATTAATGGGATAACCACCATCAAGGACGTTTCCCCGTGCTTTGTTTCGAGCGGGTGCAGCCCAACCAGCTGGATATAGAATATCCCCTTTTTTGAACTTCTTGTCCTTATCAGTCTTGACGATAAAAGCACTAACAGAATTATTAGAAACGACTTTGATATACTTAGAGCCAGTCTTTTCAACGAAAGAATTTGAATACCTCTTATTCATTTTCTTCTTGATTTCACTATCAGGCGGCATGAAGAGTTTATAATCCTCAATCATCGCTTCGATCATATTCACAACACCCTTATCAAGGTGTTCAGCAGGGTTTCTAACAAAAACAGTCATATCGTCCAAACTCCTATTGGTGAACCATTTACAGACTTTTCGTTGATGGTATGTGCCGTCATGGTGAAACCATCACCCGTAATGACTGCATAATCACTAACACCATCATTCTTGTGATCTGTTATGACACCATAATCCTCTGGAATACCAGCACCGTAATTAATAACAACCTTCGTACCAATCTTAACCATTTTCTCTCTCTTTTTCATCATACCTTAAGCTACCATATAAAAGAGGTTTTGTCAAGGGAAATCGTGTCTCATAAGTCATTGATAATAAAGGATTTTGCAAAAAAAATGACAAGTCATTGATTTCAAAGGATTTTATTTTTATTTTTTTGTGTGTGGTGATCCGCCAGCAGACATGCCAGGGATTTGAGGATAAGCGACCGTTTCCTTGTCCGATAACATGTAATTATCATTCCAGTTAAATGCTTCCTTTACCACATTTTCAGAAAGGCCTTTATATTTTTGATGTAGAATCTTGTCTTTTGCAGCAATAAGAATTTCAGCTTCATCAGGATGCAGTCCTTCTAGCATCTGAACGAACATCATTTCTCTTTTATTTTGAGATAAATTATAATTACCTCCCTCAATGAAGTGATAAAGCTTCCTTGCTTCGTAAGACAACATATTATGTTCTGTACCCTCTGGGGCTTCATTGCGAATGTATGGTACTTCACCATAGGGTAGAGCCCATTTGATTTTGGGGTCAAATGAGGATTTGATTACTAATCTAAGTGTATCAGAATTGTATTTCTGTAAATGATTAATCTTTTGTTTTTTGGTTTTCAGCTTAGATACTTTATCTAAGATTTCTGAAAATAGTGGTGTATAATTGTCGGCCATTAAAATTCTCCTATCGACTCGGTGAGGTTTCTTAACCTCTTTTGTATAAAATAATTTAGTAGTTTGCTACGATCTCCATATGGGGAAGAGCGATATGTTTTCAAAATTTCATCTGATAATTCTGATGGTGCAAATGTCAGATCAATCAATTTTTTATTTCGTTGATAATTTCTCTTAGTCTCTTCCGGCAATGAATCAAATGGAACTGTATCCAGTATCGATGCAATTTTTTTCTTGGTTAGGGGATGTTGTCTTAGCCCATCTGTAAAAGTATGATCAGGGGATAGAACATTGGGAATACCATCACTCATGTCTCCTTTTAGAATATGCTCTTGCAAATATCCACTAGGATTGATACCATTCACCATTTTTTTGGTAATCGGACTATATTGCTTGACATTGGGGAATCTTTGTAGTTGAATGAAATCTTTATCACCAGACAGAATCATAATTTCTTCATCATATTCAGTACAAATAGTAGCAATTATATCGTCAGCTTCAGCGCCATATATCTCTAAAAACTTATATGGCATATTCGTTTTAATTTCTTCTTTAATGGTATTTAGACATTCAAAAATAGCGTCCCAATCTTGGTTAGATTTTTCTCTATCCCTTTTACGGTTTGCTTTATATTGAGGGAAATAATCACGCCGCCAATAATGTTTAGAATCATAACATAAAACCAACTCACCAAATTCAGAAGAAAATCGTGTACGATACATACGTAAAGAGTTAAGAATCATATGCCGGACCATATTATTGTCTGGAATTGTTCTTTTACTCATGTGCAAATGCATCATTACACTTGCCACTGATATCTGATTCATATCAACTAAAATCATTTTACATTCTATGCAAGCTTTGGACCATCATCGGTTTCATCATTATTTAAATTCAGTTTCTCTACTAATGCAATAATCTTATTAATATCCAATCTAAGTTTAATTGTCTCATGATCATCAAAAGTTTCTTCAGTTACCTTTGATATATTTTCTATAATTGATGTTAATGGATGCGGCCAGCCGTGTTCTTTATATAAAGCACTTTTAAGACATTCAATTATAAATGCAATATTTTGAAAAAAGTCTTTAGTATCAATATTTACTCCATTCTCGCCTAACGCATATATCATTTGCATAATGACTCTTTCTGACAGGTCTTCTATGAAAGCTCTCTCTTGTTGTAATTCAAATATACTGTCCTCTGGTATTTTTACTTTTTTGGTTTTCCATGGCCCTTGAAGAACATTATTTGGCATGGAATTTTTATTTTCTGATTCGTTCATTTATTGCCTCCCGTTCTTCTAAATCTTGATTAATCATTTCCTGTGTATAAACCATACCAATATCAGGATAATATGTGTTTACATCACGTTTGGGATTACCATCTTTATCATATGCCATCGCAACACAACGATAGGTAACTTTCTTTTCTTGGTATTCTCCATAAAACATATCCGTCCAATCTCCCACTTTCAAATATCGATTCATAGAACGAATATAAGCCTCATGGTTTGCTAATTTTGAAATAGAACCTTTTACTTTTTGACGGACAGCTTGACGTTCTGCTGATGCAAGTTCTTTTTGTGTTTTAATCCACACCTTAACCTTATCGGGATGAACAGGATGATCATCAGGCAAATCTCGTAATGTGGGATATATCCCACTTTGACCATAATTAGGATTTTTCTTTGCTTTTATTGCTCTTGCTTTTTCTAGACGTTTGGAAGCAGCAATCCGTTGCTTCTTGGTCATAGGTTTACGTTTCTTTCGTACCTTGGGTTCCTTCCATCCGCTGTTATCAGTCTTTACTTTAATTTTACGTTTTACCATATTACTATTTATCTCTTAAAAACCAAACTCTTCAAGACGTTTTTGTATTTCTCTTTGTTGTCTACGTTTACCAGCTTTCTTTGCTTGTCTGCGTTTTTCACCTTTGGAAATAAAATGATCTCTTTTTCTTAATTCATTAGATATACCATCATATTGAAATCTCTTTTTAAGAACTCTTAACGCTCCATCAATATTGTTATTACGCACTGTAATTGTAACTTTGGAAGATTTTTCATGTTTCATTAGTATAATTCCTGTAATACCCACTCATTATTTTCCATACAAGCGGTGCCTCTCATCTGGCGAGTTTCTTTTCCAACACGAACATTAGTCACAAATTCTCGACAATTACCATTTGTTGCAACTGGGGCAGCATCAACAACAACTGGTTTATTTGGATTAGACCAAGTAGATACTTCACCGTCCTTATTATTGTTTAAGGATTGTCTCAATAACATGGTTGCGTACATCTGATCTACTTTATCAAAATGAGCACCAACTTCATGTCCAAACACAAGACCAGCAACCGACAATGTAGCAGCTATTAAAGGATCACCAGTTCGAGCACCTAAATATGCTCCTACTGCTGAACCCCCTAATGCACCAATGGTAGCTTTTTTACCAAACTTAGATTCTGTAGGAGCCCAAACCCCTCGGCCTGGAAGATAATAATCTTTGGATTGGCATCCTGTAATTGGATTACAACCAAGTGAAGGATTTATGCCTGATGGCATAAAACACCCACTTAAAGAAAAAACAACAACAGAACTAAGTAGAAGGCGTTTCAACAGTTACTTCCTTATTTTTCTTGATTACATTTTCAAGATTTTGTAGTGACTGTGCTTCCTCTTTTTTCTCTTGTTTTTCAACTTCAACCTCAAGTTCTTTCCACGCTTCCGTAGAACGTAACCTACTATAAATCATACGATCCTTACGCAACCGATTCATAATAATCTTAGAAGCTTCTGCATCTGTATATTTCAACAATACGAAAGCACGGTATTGTGTACCAGCTGCAAAAACTTCAGTTTCAACTGGACTATAACCAGCAACATCGACGTTTGCAATAACATTCTTTGCAACCTTTTCGATTTCGACCATAACCCGAGCATCAACATCTGATTGACCAAACTTTGCAATCCATGATTTGGTCATTGCTTTGAGTTTGCCATTAATACGATCTGCAAGAACAACTTTACCATTTAAGGTAGCAATATCAACTGCAAGCTGAAGATCAGGAGCAGTAGCTGCACCCACTGTAAAAATTGCATTCTTTTCCTCTGGCATTTCTTTATACCAATCAGGAATTTGTGCAACTGCATCTTCAACCTTTTGTGTCTTATATCGAATTTCGGGAGTATCAACCAAAAATTTTGGGTGATCGGCACCACATGCACCAAGAGTTAAAGCAAGGACGGATACCCCTGCCAGTAATTTTGCGTTCATCATCATTTAATTCCTTTCAATGTTTCAATCGCAACATCTCTAGCACCACTGTCTAGAAATAAGTTTTTAACATATGGTATAATATCAGGGTAAAATACCGCCAATATCACACCAACACTAATTCCAAAGAAAAATTTAAGCATTATTTAGTCTCATTTTTCTTAACATTTTCTTCCTCTTTCTCAGAGGGAGTATTTTGCCACACCGTGACCTTTGAACCAACATCTTTAATGTCTTGGCCGATACCGGAAATGGTATTACCACACCCAGCTAAAGCCAAAACAAAAAGAACTAGTACAACACCAAAGAAAAATAACATTGGTTCTATACTATAAAACCGACGATTTTTAATCATTTTCACAACTCAACATCCTTATACGTTGTTTACCAAAATCTGTCATTACGACATTCATGTATATAACCTTACACGAATTCTTCACATTTGTCAAGTCACATTTTAGATTTTTTTCACTTTTTAGTGTTTCGGGTATAATTTCCCTCATTACCTTGACTTTTGCTCTATTTTCTGCAAGTTCACAAGCATTTTCTTGTGACATATCAGGACTAAACATATATTCTCCCTGTGAGGGATACCATTTACCTTTCACACGAGCTTCTATAGACATAACACATTTCAACACATCTTTTATTTGAGGATTAGCTTGTATGTCTTTTTTAATAAGTCGAATAGATTCTATCGTACCTTCATATATAACTTCATCCTTGCTATCAAAGTTGCAGGGTGCATCTGCGACAGCAGTGGTAGTAAATAATATGAAAGGTAAGATTTTAACTATAGAGTGGACGATTTTTAAAGTAGTCATCCCAATATTCTTCAATTACACGACAAGCCAATTTAGAATCATTAGCCATTTCTAATTCTAAATCCCTACTAGCATCACAAAAATTACCACCAAACATTTCTGGAGACAGATGTTTGTGGGTATAGTGAATTTTACTTCTTTCTAGGATATCATTTTCCATGACATACTTCTTTTACTGCTTTTTTTACTGATTTTGCAACAATTTCAGAAACGGGAATAAGTTCTTTTTCACCCTTATCATCTTCTTCAACAGCAATAAAACCATCTCTTTCAAGCTTATCAAGAAGTGCGCTAAGCATTTCATCAACAATATACTTATGTTTTAAAAATCCGCCAAGAAGGTAAGCACCCAAAAGAGAACCGACTGCGATTAATGTGTGTAAAATGGGGTCCATAACAATATTTATCTATCTAAATTTCCATCTATTATAATAATACACCAAAAAAGAAGATTTGTCAACCTCTTTTTTTAAATAAATTATTTTTAATCCACCAATTTGTCATGTAGTCTCACAAAATAATCTGCATCAATTAAAACCAGAGGTTTTGATTTGTTACGCTTTAGAACTACAATTGGTTCATAATCACCAGAGTTTTCTTCGGCTT